CGAGTCAACCCCCCGCCCCGGCGTGCACCGTGTCGCTCGCCCGTTGGTGTACTCTACTGGTGGCACCTACGCCGACAGAGACAGGAGCACCACGAGCCATGCCGAACCCGAACCCGACCCGTCGACCTCGCCCGACGACCTCGCCCGACGCGGACCTCCCGCGCGGGATGACCCGCCGACCTGGCGGCCTGATCATGTACCGCTACACGGAGCGCGGCGAGCGCCTGACCGTGTACGGCCGAACCCCCGACGAGGTTCTCGCGAAGCGGTACGCGCCGCGTCCCGACGTCGTCACGGTCGACGAGCGGACGACGCTCGCGAGCTGGCTCGAGCTCTGGCTCGGCGGTCTCGCGCTCCGGCCGAACACGGTCGCCGGACACCGGTACAACGTCGAGCGGTACATCGTCCCGCTCTTCGGCGATCGCGTGCGCCTCGTCGACGTGAACCGCGAGCTCGTCGAGCTCCGCATGACCGAGCTCCGCGCGCTGACGACCCGCGGCGGTCGACCCCTGGCGCCGCGGACGGTCGCGCTCGCCTTCTCGACGCTCCGCGCCGCGCTGAACGCGGCGGTCGATCGCCGCCGCATCCCGTACAACCCGGCCGCACGCGTCAACCCGAACGGGACGACCGGAGCGGGCGGACGGGCGCGTCGGGTCGGCGTCGAGCTGGCGATCCCGACCGAGCTCGAGCTCCGCCGCGTGATCCGCGCGACCCGCGGCGAGCCGTTCGGTCCGCTCCTGCAGGTCGCCGCCTCGACCGGCCTCCGACAGTCCGAGCTGCTCGGCCTCGGCGTCGACGACGTCGACCTCGAGGGCCGATGGATTCACGTGCACCGCGCGCTCCGCCGCTTCGACGCGACGCTCGACGACGCGAAGAACGCGACGAGCTCGCGCTACGTCCCGGTCCCGGCGTCGCTCGTCCCGGTCCTCGAGGAGCTGCTCCTCGAGGCGCGCCCGAACCCGGACGGTCTCCTCTTCACCACGGCGACCGGCGAGCCGATCAACGGCTCGACCCTGTCGCACTGGTACGCGGACGCGTGCGAGCGCGCCGGGGTCCGCCGCTACCGCTGGCACGACCTCCGGCACTGGTACGCGTCGAACCTGATCGCTCGAGGGGTCTCGATCGCGAAAGTCGCGAAGCTGCTCGGACACTCGAGCGTCGTCGTCACGTCGACGACGTATCACCACGTCATCCGGGACGCCGCCGCGCTCGACGACGCGGAGCTCGCCGGGACCGTCCTCGCGATGTAGCCCTCGACGACCGGTCGACAATCACAGGAGCTCCGCCGCGATCCCCCCGCGGCGGAGCTCTTCTGATTCACGCGACGCCCCGGCGAGCGCCCGACCGGGAGCACCTACGCCGCCAGGAGGAGCGAGCCAGGAGGCGCCGCGCGAGCTCGACCGTACACCACTCGAGCGGTGTACAGCGGCGGCGATCGCCGCGCCGATTGGTGTACCAGTGGTGTACAGCGGGTCGCCGGCGACCGCTCATCCGTTCGTTTTGTGCTTGATTTTGGTCGGGGCGGCGGGATTCGAACCCACGACCACCAGTCCCCCAGACCGGGAACCCGAGCACGAAACCGGCCGTTTCGTGCTCAACGGCGGTGCAGCGGCGAGCCGATTAGGGCCGTTTCATGGTGTCAATTGGTGTACGGAATGGTGTACGCCGGGACCTCGCCAGAGCCCGAGATTCGGCCGCTACTGGCCGCTAGCCGTCCCGCCGCCTAGACAGTCGACCGACGAGCACGAGCCCGCCCGCGATGGTCCCGAGCGCCGCCGCGCGGGTCTCGAGCGGGAGGTCGGGCGCGACCATCACGGCGCCCGCGACGACGAGCCCGAGAGCGATCACGGCGAGCTCGGCGAGGCGATCGCTCACCCGCTCGGCCGGGGTCCGAGGATCGCCGAGGCGTCGGCGTCGTACTGCGCCTGACGGCTCGCCAGGTCGTCGGCGGGCGGAGCTGGCTCATCGGGTTCGGCCGGGACGTAGGTCGCGCCCGACGCCAGGAGGAGCCCGGTCTCGACGCCGCCCGACACGCTGACGAGGTACGCCGTGTCCCCGGCGTACTTGCCCGACGTCACCTCGACGACGGCGGCGACGTTCCGAACCGTGCCGCGCGCGATCGGGTGAAACTGCCCGTCGCTCGTCGCGATCAGATTCAGCCCGTCGACCGAGACCGTCGCCTCGCCGATCGTGCTCCCCGGTGTGAATGTCGGACCCGCCATGTCGTCCTCCGGTAGTGGTGGCGCCTCGCCGGTCGCAAAGTAGATCCCGCTCGACATCGCCTCGGCCCACGAGCGGATCGCGCTCGGCGCGATCCACTGCCAGCCGGTCGCGAGCGGGTCGCCGAAGAGCCATTCCCCGGAGCTGTGGGTCTCGGGCGCGATCACGCACGCATGACCGCCGTCGAACGTCTGATTCCCTGGCACGTTCCCCGAGCCCTGCACGACGACCGCGCGGCCCTCGTCATGCGCGGCGACGAGCGCCGACCATCCCGCGCCGCTCCGGATCGTCAGGGTCTCGCCGTAGGTCGACCAAGCGGTCCGGAGGTCGTACAGGTCGCACCCGCCCGAGAGGTCGCTCTGTCGGTGGCGGAGGTCGCCGCCCCACGGCGCCAGAGCTCCGCGGGGTTGCTGGTAGGCGAGCGCGGTCGCGCCCGACGTCATCGTGCAATTGCTCCATCCGTGGTCCGAGCCCGCGCTCGAGCTCTCGGACCCGTTCGGCTCGCGCGGGTCGACCGCGGGGTCCTGCTGGCGCCACGCCGCGCGGAACGTCCCGCCCGTGTCGATCGGCTCGACCGTGATCGAGCGGAACGGCCAGCGGTAGCCCTCCGGCGAGACTCGCCGGATCCGGAGCGCGATCGCGAGCGAGCGCGGGAGGTTCTCGGCGAGCCAGGAGCGGAGCACCTTCTCTACTCGGCTTGCGCCGCTCTGGGGAGCGCGGTCGGGAGGTCCAGGAGCGACGCCCCGAGCGACGCCCCGAGCCGGACGATGCTGATCTGAAAGGCTTGGTGACTCCACGCGGTCGCCGCCTCGACGTACAGATCGTCACCGACGACGCATTGCATCAGGGACGCGATCGACCACCGGGTAGAGCTCGCCGGAAGGATCGACGGAGCCGCTCCCGCTCGAGTCGTCCCGGCTTGCTTGAGCGTCACGCGCGCATCCGACCCCAGCGCCCCCGCGACGCTCGAGCCCTGGAACGTGACGAGGTAGAGCCCTGGGACGGCGATTCGAAGCGCGTTCGCGACGAGCGTCGCGGCGATCGACGGGCTGAGGAGCGTCTCGAGCGGAATCCGACCATTCGCGGCGACCGCCGACGATGCGGCGGAGTACGCGACCGCGCCGATCGGAAACTCGGCCCGATAGAGCGGCGCGTCGATCGCGTTAGCGAGGGCGCCTATCGCGTTGTCGCCGTCCATCACCCTCTCCGCGCCATTGGGGTACGGGAGCGCCATTTTCGGCGTCGTCAGGGTCGCCATGTCGTCGAGCTCCTCTCTCTCAGTACTGCCAGGTGTCCCACGTCGCCGCGGGGTCGACGAGGTCCCACCGGAGCGATGCTGGCGCATCGTTCCACCGGCCGCGGGACGGTTGCGGCGGGAGGCACGTCGCGAGATCCCACGTCCGCGCCGGGTCGACCGTGTCCCATGTGAGCGAGCTCGGGAGGTCGTCCCACAACGGCGCCGCCGACGTACGGCAGTAGTCCGACGACGCGAACGAGAGCTGCCACGTCACGCCGCCGTCGACGCCCTCGATGGTCTCGCGCCAGCCCTCGACCCACAGGAACGCCGACGTCACCGGCGAGCCTTCCGGGAGTCCCGTGATCGAGAGGAGGTCGTGCACGTCGAGCCCGAGGATCGCCGCGGTCGTCGCGTCGTCGAAGAGCGCGAGGTCGAGCTCGAGCCCGCCGAGGAGCCACGCCGGGACCGCCTGGCGCGCGACGATGAGGTCGGCTCGCTTCTGCGCGTCGACGACGGTCGCGATCGAGGTCGACAAGCTGGCGCCGAAGAGCCCGCGCGCGTCGATCGACGCCGCGTCGGTCGCGTACACCTCGGGTTGTTCGGAGCCCTCCGGGGTCGGACCGTAGCGGAGGTGTACGTCGTTCACGAGCCCCTCGAGCGACGCCTCCCATCCGAGCCCGATCCCGACGTCGCACGAACGGAGCTCGAGCTCGAGCGCGGCGCCGCGGCGGTGCAGAGCGTCGGCGTAGCGGATCCGCCCCTCGCGGTCCTGCCACACGATCCCCGCGCCGTCCTCGGCGGTCGACTGTGCGAGCGCGAGCGCGGGCTGACGGTCGACGTCCCGCGCGAGCACCTGCACCGTGCCAGGGTCCGAGAGGAACGCGTCGGTCGGGAACCCGGCGAGCTGCAGGATCCGCGCGACGCGGGCGCCGTCGAGCTCCTGATTCCACGGGACGTCCCCGATCGGGCGCCGCCCGAGGCGCGCCAGGTCGCCGACGGCGATCACCCGCGGGCGCGGATGGTCGACGTCATCCCACCCGACGCCGAGGTCCGTCACCTCGCCGTCGAACCGCGTCGAGCTGACGCCGCCGAGCTCCGCCGTGAGCCTGACGCGGGCGCCGATGACCGCCTCGAGCGGGAGCGGTCCGACGAGCTCGAGGGTCGCCGACGAGGCGACCGGCTGACTCGTCGGGTCGTCCCGCCCGTGGTGGAGCTGCGCGGAGAGCACCTGGCACTCGACCGAGCTCGAGCCGAACGTCGCGAGCGCGACCGGGATCGTCATATCGCGACCGCCTGACCGGTCCGCGCCGCGTGACCCTCGAGGATGCGGCGGATCTGGCGCGCGACCGCCTCCGGGTCGAGCGCGCCGTACACGTTGACCTGAACCCCTGGCGACCCGCCCGAGCTCGCGCCGTACGCGGCGGGACCTGGCGCGGCGCCCGCCGCGCTCGCGTTCAGGAACGGGAGTGACGGGAGCTTGATTCCCTTCAGTGGGTTGAGCTTCGCCATGAACGCGCCGAGCTTGTCGATCGCTCGCGTGAGCCAGGAGACGAGCTGCACGAGCCAGCCGACGAGCGTCCCGAGCACCTTCGCGACGATCGAGAGCGCGCCCGCGAGGAGTTTCACGAGCGGAATCAGGAGCGGGAGGATCGTCACGACGAGCTTGGCGAGCTGCTGAATCACCGGCAGGAGCGCCGGGAGCACCTCGTCCATCACCGGCAGGAACGCCGAGCCGACGGTCTCGCCGATCTCGCCGAACGCGTCCTTCGCGGCGACCTTCATCCCCTCGGAGCTCTTCGCGTAGGTGTCCGCCTGACCCGCGGCGAGCTTGGTCGCCTTCGCGAGCGCGTCGGCCGAGCTCGTGCTCTTGCCCATCCCCGGTAGGAGCTTCTCGAGCGCGCCGGTCTGTCCCGCGTGCGCCTTCGCGACCGCCTTCGACGCGGTCTCGAGGTCGACGTTCGCCCGCCGCGCGACGTTCTGCGAGAGCGTCAGGAGCTCGGTCGCCTGTCCGACGTCGCCGGTCGCCGTCACGAGCTGCTCGAGACCCGCGCGGACCTCGGAATCGCTGAACGCGAGCGCCTGACCCGCGGCGATCGCCGCGTCGACCTGCGCGGCGTAGTCGCCGTGCGCGGCGCCCGCGGCGACGATGGTCGCGGTCAGCTTCTCCTGCTCGTCGCGGTCCTGCGCCGCGGCGTCCGTCAGCTTGATGACCGCCGCCGCCGCCGCTGTCGCCGCGCCCGCGACCGCGAGCGCGGGGATCGGGAGCCCGCCGAGCACGTCGCCGAACCCGCCGAGCTTGCCGGAGCTCTTGTCGAGCGCCGCGTCGAGGTTCGACGTGTCGCCCTTGATGTCGACCGTCAGTCCGACGCCCACGGCCTACCGCCCGCCCGCGTTGAGCTTCTCGACCATCGCCTCGGCGGCGTCGCCGTACGCCTCGAGCTCGGCGAACGTCACCTGCGCCGCCTCGCGCGGCGGGAGCCCGGTCGCGATCGCGACCTCGACGACCGCGCGCGCCTCCTCGTCGACGTACGGGTCGTCGACCGCGTCGAGGTCGAGCTCGACCCGCCAGGTCTGCGCCTCCTGCCAGGTCGTCGCAGGTTCGTCGCGGCGGACGAGCTGCCAGGTCCACGCGTACAGCATCCGCGCGGCGAGCTCGAGCTCGGCCGGGTCGGCGTCCTTGTCGACGAGGGTCCGGAGGAGCCGCTCGGCGTCGCTCTGGCGGACCTTCGCGATCGCCTGAGCCCGCGCGAGCTCGAGGATCGTCAGCCGCTTGAGCTGTCCGAGCGAGACCGTCACGCGGCGCGGTTCACTCAATGCGGAACCCTCGCGCCTTCGCGCGCTCGAGGATCCCCGCCTCGAGCTCGGCGGCGAGCTGCACCTGCTCGGCCTCGAGGGTCCGGCTGACCATCCGGACCGCGCTGATGCCGCGGAGCTCCGACCCGTACTCGATCGTCGCGGCGTAATCGCGGTCGCTCGTGATCGAGCCCGAGCTCGGCGAGCCGGTCGCGTCCCACGAATCGCGGAGCGCGCCGGTCCGGACCGGCGTCAGCTTCGCGACCGAGCCGAGCCGAGCCCGCGCGACCTTCTCGTGGGTCGAGCTGAGGTCGGCGACGTCGTCGCGGAGCTTGTCGAACGCCGCCGCGGTCTCGGGTCCGCCCGTGACGGTCGCCTTCGCGACCACCGCTACGCCGCCGAGGTCTCGAGCTCGAGCTGCTCCTCGGAGCTCGCCGCGGAGCTCGCCGTCGCCGGGAACGCGGCGAGCGCGAGGGTCGGCTTTGACGCGCACGGCATCGTCACGTCGAGCTCGGCGTAGGTCTCGGCCTCGCCGCCGTAGTTGGGCGCGACGAGCGTGATCGTCCCGGTCATCCCCGGAGCGTCGTCGGAGGGGACGACGGTCGCGTCGCCGTGCGCCTGATAGGTGAACGTCGCGAGCGCGCCCTCGTTGTCCCACAGGAACCGCGCGAGCCCGGTCGCGCTCCAGTCCTGAACGGCGACGACGTGCAGCGCGTACGAGCTCCGCCCCGGCTGACTGAACGAACCGTCCGCGCAGAGGGTCTGATAGGTGATCACGTCGCCCGCCTTCGACTCGATCGCGCACAAGTGCGCGTCACATTCGAACGGCGCCGCGGTCCCGGCCGCGAGCTCGAGCGTCAGCGTCACATCGCGCATGAACAGCGGGGTCGTCACGGGAGCACCTCCTGAGCTGGTGTCGGGGTTCGGAGCTGAACGGTCGCGCTCGACGCGGCGTACTGCGCGCCGTCGACGCTCGTGTCTGTCGGTCGGGACCACGTCGGGAGCTCGAGCCCCTGCACCCCCTTGAGGAGCGCGACGTCGACGTCGTCGACGAGCTCGGCGAGCCGCTCGATCGCGCCCGCCGTGTCAGTCCGCCCGGCGATCGCCGTCAAGCGCCAGCGTCCGAGGCGGACCTTGCCGAGCGACCCGATCCCCGCCCACGGGTCGCCAGGTTCGACGAGCACGACGGGCGCGGACCACTTGCCCGTCGTCGACGCGTTGAGCCCGCCCGCCTCGAGCGCGGCGAGGATCGCCGAGCGGGACGCGAGGAGGCGACTCACGCGAGACCGGGAGTCGCGTAGCGGTTCAGGATCGGCCGAGCCGCCTCGAGGTAGTCCCGAGCGACGCGGATCGCGGCGCCCTGCAGGTCGACGTACCCCGTGATTCCGAACACGGCCTCGCGCCGCTTGTACGCCTCGACCCCGGCCATGCTCGCGAGCCAGAGGAGCTCCGGCTCGGTCCCGTCGACCTCGGCGTCCTCGAGCACCTCGTCGATGCCCGCGTTCACGGCGCCCGCGCAGAGCTCCGCGTACTCGAGGTCGTCCGGCGACGGCGACGCGGGCGCACCGGAGCGCGTCAGGATCGCCGCCGCCGTCGTCCAGTCCGTCACTTCGACGAACGGCTCGAGCTCTCTCGTCCGGCGACGAGCGTGTTCTTGACGATCCCCGCGGGGATCGCGATCGCGTCGGCGAACATCCCCCACACGGCGACGTTCTGTCCGAGCTTGGCGACGTCCTCGGCGCTGATCGGGAACGGCCCGTCCTCGTGGAACCCGGCCGCCTCGCCGTTCGTGACGAGGTGCGTCCCCGCCGTCAGGAACGGAGCTTCGATGACCGGGAGCCCGTTCACGCTGATGCGGAGCGACGCCGCGTCCGCGGTGCCGCTGATGTTCGACGTCCCGTACATCGACGGCGCCAGGTCGCGGAGCCCGCCGATCCTGACGAACTCGTCAGGCGCGACGAGGTCGACGGTCGCGGGCGAGCCGGTCGCCGCGTTGACCTTCGCCGACGCTTCGAAGAGGAACGCGCGGACCGCGTTCGCGTCCGCGCCCGCCGCCAGGACCGCGGAGCCGGTCGCGCCCGCCTCGAGCGCCGCCTCGAACCTGGCCTCCGTGAACCGGTTGTACGCGAGCGTCAGGATCCGGACGTATGCCTCGCGGTAGCTCGGCGAGCTCCGCCGGATGAGCTGATAGCTCACGTCCGAACCGCCCGCGGCCGTGGTGATCGGACTCGAGCCCTTGAGGATCTTCACCTTGACGGAGGCGATCTCGCTCTTCTCGGCGAGCTGCGCGGCGACGATCGTGTCGAGGTCGAGCGTCGGATCGAGGTACGGCCAGTCGAGCTCCATCCCCGACGCCCCGAGCGAGCGAGCTCCGCCGAGCGCCGTCACGGCGGGACGGCTGAACGTCCCGATTCCGGCGATCGTCGAGACCCACGACGGCGGGACGACGCCGGGGCTCTCGGTCGTGATCTGATCGGCGAGCGCGCGAGCGAGCACGGGGTCGCCGTACGACGCGTCGAGGTAGTCGCCGAACGTCAGGAACCGCCCGAGCGGTCCGCCCGACGACCCGCCCGAGCTGCGCGCCTCGAGCCGCGTCATGCGCCCGACGAGATCCTCGCGGAGCTCCTCGATCGCGGCGGAGCGGGCGAGCACCTCGACGCGTGCACCTGGCGGCGTCGGCGTCGGCTCGGGGTCCGGGGTCGGGTCCGGGGTCGGGTCCGGGGTCTCTGTCACGGTTGGCACGGTTGCACTCCTCACTCCTAGAACCTCGGCGCCCGTGTAGGCGCCCGCCTCGACGATCCCGACCCGCCGCAAGGTCGCGCGGGTCCGCTCTGTCACGCCGTCACGTGTGAATCGCGACCCGCCGTCGACGGGTTCGAACACGATCGACACGTTCCGGTACACCCCGTCGCGGGCGAGCTCGAGGAGCTCGTCGCCGTCGCGGGTTCGGCTGACGCGGAACGACGCGTACGGTCCGTCGTCCCGCTCCTCGAGCGCGATCGCTCGACCGGCGAGCCGCACCCCTGGCGCGGCGCCATGCGGTCCGATCGCCTCGAGCGTGATCGTCGCGGGGTCGAGCCCGCGGAACGCGCCGCGCGCGAACCGCTCGCGACCCTGCGGGGTCTCGGCGACCGTGTCCCACCGGAGGAGCCGAACGTCGACGATGCGCTCCGACTCGGAGCGGACCTCGAGCTCGCCGTCGAGCTGGCGCGTCAAGAGCTCGTGCGTCATCGAACCGTGACCTCCTCAGGAGCGGGCGGAACGGGCGCGAGCTCGGCCGGGGTTCGCGGCGTCGACTCGACCGGGAGCCCGCGCCCGCGGCGGACCTCCTCGAGCGTGTAGATCCCCGCGTCGATCGCGGCGGCCTCGGTCGTCACGCGCTCCGCCTCCGCCAGTCGGAAGAGCTCGCCGAGGTCGAACCGGACGGCTTGTGTCGAGGGGACGAGGTCCGAGAGCGACGCCTCGATCGGCGACAGGTACTCCGGCTGAACCGTCACGCGAACGAGCGTGTCGAGCATCCCCTCGATGTTCTGATACGTGAGTGACGAACCGTCGACGGGCGCGAGGAGGAGCTCGGCCGGGACGATCCCCCATATCCGCGCGACCTCGAGCACGCCCGCGCGCCGGGTCTCGAGGAGCTGCGAGCTCTCGGGGTTGCCGCTCGACTCGATGATGTCCCAGCCCGCGCCGATCACCCCCGGCGAGTGTGCCAGGTGATTCGCGACCCACCGCTCCTTCGCGTCCTTCGCCTTCGTCCCGTTGAGCTCGCCCGAGTACTTGAGCGTCACGCTCGGGACCGCCGATGTACTGAACCACTCGGCGGCGTAGAGCTCGGCGGCGAGGATCCGGTCGAGCGCCTCCGCGTTCGCGTCGAACTTCGACGGGACGAGGAGCTCGCCAGGTCGACGGCCGGGGAGCTCGACGTGCACGAGGTCGCGACCTGGCACGAGCTCGACGCCGCGGACGTTGTCGCGATAGCGGCGGAAGAGCCCCGACTCGTCCCACGAGACCGAGACCCGGTCGAACGGGAGCACGACGGCGGTGTCCGGCCAGCCCTCCGCGTTCCGACCCGTGACCGGGAGCCACACGAACGCCGACGAGCGGTCGAAGAGCTCGCCCGCGATCGAGCCGAGGAACGCGTCGCGGGTCGAACCGGGCTGCGGGCGGAGCACGATCGGAGGTTGTGTCTCCATCGGGAACCCGCCGCGCCATGCGACCGGCTCGAGCTCGGCGACGAGCGACACGACGAGCGAGCGAGCCCGCGACACGGCCGGGAGCGCCAGGTAGTCCGCCCGCCCGAGCTCGTGCGAGGCGCCCGACGCCGCCCCGTAGGCGATCATCCCCGAGAGGTCGCTCTCGGAGGGTCGCGGAGCCCACACACGCCGCCAAGCCTCCGCGAACCCCTCGAGCACGGCGGCACCATAGCCCGATATTCGAGCCGGTCAAGGTCCGTTCGACCCCCTCGAGCCCGATAACCTGGCCGATCGCCGGCGAATCTCAGCTGAGATTCCGCGCTCGGCCGGGTCGATCTACACCGGGCGGAGCGTCAATAGATGGTCGGGTCGAGCCGGACCGCGCCCGAGTAGCCCCACCTGGCCAGGGTCGACGCGATCAACGGCGACGGGTCGACGGCGCCGACCGGTCGCGCCCAGACCCACGCGTCGCCGACGTTCCGCCGCCGCGCGGCGACGACCGCGTCGTCGAGAGCTGGCTGTCCGCGGTGCGCGATCCTCCCGGTCGCGACGTCGTCGAAGAGGAGCCCGCACGCGGCGGCGTACTGGCGCGCCGTCACGAGCACGAGCGGCGGGACGCGCGGGAGGCGCGTCAAGTCTGTGACGAGCGAGCCAGCCGGTCCGCCAGGGTCGAGCACGAGCGCGGGCGGGTTGTGCCGCTCGAGGAGCTCGGCGACGCGGTCGACGAGCCAGTCGGTCCCCGGTCGGCGATCGACGAGCTCGAGGTGTACGCGCCCGTCCGTGCGACCCGCGGCCGCGGCGATCGACGCATGAGCTCGGTCGGGACTGACGTCGACGCCGAACACGGGCGCCGAGCTCGAGCCGGAGCTCGGGTCGAGACACGCGACCCACTCGGCGAGACTGAACACGGGCGCGCCGCCAGGAGCCCACCGGTTCAGGTAGGCGCGTGCAAACTCGCCCGCGTCCATCGCCGCATGATCGGCGGCGACCGTGTCGAGGTCGATCAGCGTCCCGAGAGCTGGCATCGCCGCCCGCCAGGTCGCCGGGTCGTCCGGGTCGGCGTCGTCGGGCGCGCTCCATTCGAAGTACGCGACCCCCTCGCGCTCGTCCGCCTCGACCCGAGCTCGACCGTCCTCGACCCGCTCGCGCAGGAACGCGGATTCGTCCGTGCCAGCGGTCGAGGCGAGCCAGAGCTGAGCGAGCGGTCGCGTCAACATCGCCGGTCGGAACGCCTGAACGAGCCGGTCGTCGACCTGCGCAAACGCCTCGTCGATCACGCCGAGGTCGAGCGTGAACCCGTGACCGCTCTTCTCGCCTGACGCCGTGATCTGATGGGTCGAGCCGGTCCGCCAGCGAATCGACTCCGAGCCGTTCGACCGCCGCGTCGTGTAGAGGCGCCGGAGCGGCGAGCGGTCGAGCACCTCGACTTGTTCCGACCACTTCTCGCGCGCGTGATTCCGGTCCTGAGCGGTGTACAGGATCCGCTGCGGACGAGGATCTACGCCGCGGAGCGCGCGGTGCACCATCACCGGGAGGAGGAGCCCGCCCGTCTTGCCCTGTTGACGCGGGACCGTCACGCGGACCTCGCGGTACGCGGGTCGACCGTCCGGGAGGAGCTCGAGCGCGACGTCGAGCACGAGCCGCTGCCACGCGAGCGGCGGCGACCCGAGGAGCGACCCGACCCGCGCGACGTTCTGTCCGAGCGTCGGCCGGTCAGGACTCCGCGGCGTCGCGAACCGCGGGCGCGCGAAGGGAGGCGAGGAACGCGTCGAGCTCATCGGATTCCGGAGCCGGTCGTCCGGCGAGCTGGCGGATCGCCTCGAGGTGCACGCGTGCGACCGTCCCGGCGACGTACGGGTTCGGCGCGTGATCGAGCGCGCGAGCGGTCGACCTGGCGGCCGCGACGAGCGCGGCGTCGATCGCCTCGAGCCGGTCGGCGTCCCGGAGCGCGCGGATCGTCCGCTCGACCGCGGCCGCGTTCCGCTTCGGTCCGCGGGTCGCGTAGAGGAGCTCGAGTTGGGTCGGCTCGCGACTCACGGCTCGAGCTCGGTCCGCGCCTTCGCCTCGAGCGCGGCGAGGTAACGGTCGGCGAGGTCCGTCGTCGGCTCGAGCGCGTCGAGGTCGCGGAGGATCCGGAGCACCTCGGCCGCACGGTCGACCGCCTCGCCGAGCTCCTCCTCGCCGAGCTCCGGCTCGCGACTCACGCCAGGAACCCGCCCGCGTGCGCCAGAGCCACCAGGAGCCACGCGAGCGCGAGCCACGCCACCACGCCAAGCACGAACGCGGCGAGCCACCACCGGCCGGATTCCGGCGTCATGCGCGACCGTCCGGCGATGTGAACGCTTGTTCGCTTTGCATCGGGCCCACTCCTGGCACCGTGGGGAGAGATTGTCGCCACGAGGTTGCGGGCATCTCACCCGACCTAAAGAACG